CCCGGAATTCTACGCCTGCCTTTCCGATCCGGCCAGATGCCGGATTGGCGGGCGGAGACGGGACACCGCCCCCCAATTCCGGCTTCCGGGCTTCGATAAGGGGGTCGTTCGTTTTACCCCACTTCCCTGCTCGCCTTCCGCCACCATCCCAACGTCGCGAGATGCCCGCCGATCCCGACGAGCAAGGTAGTGACGCTGTCGACCTGCAGCGTGAGGGTGCCAACCTCGGCATCCCAGACGCCGACGCCACTGGCGGCGAGGAAGGAGAAGAACGAAAACAGCATGATGCGGAGAAGCTGGGTTGCGAGGCCCATAGCGATTTCCTTTCTGACGAGTGGGTGATGCGGCTGAAGCCGCGGGGTAGTGTTGGGTCTCACGCGGCAAGCGCTGCCTCGAGATCCGCGAGGGCACGCGCTGCCGCGTCCTGAGCGGCGCGGACCCGGGTGGCGGCTGCGATGGCGGGAGCCAGATCCATCATCTTCGGCAATTCCACCGGGATCGGCGCGGCCGCTATCTTTCGCAGCAGCTCCTCGCCCGACATCGCGCGCAACACGCCTGTCAGCCCGCCTTTGCCATCGGTCCGCCAGATCGGCACTTCATCGCCGTTGGCCGCGTAGTCTCCGGTCCGGAACAGCGCCATCTCGGCTGTGCGCCGCTTGCGGATCTCGGGCGGCCTGAGCCAGCCCATGAAGTGCCGTGCAGCATCTGGCTCGTTCGCGTTGATCGCCGCAGTGAGCCTCGCGCGATAGATTCCGCCGGTGTTGAAGTCGAAGGAGACCAGCGCGTCGAACTGGTGCTGAACGAGCGGCAACCGGATCGCGTCATTGACCCGCGCTACATAGCCCTTCACGTCGATGGCGAACTGGTCGATGGCGGCCATCACCGCGGCGTCGATGTCCTGCGGCATGGCGCGATGCATCATGGCAGGGTCAGGGTCGCCCGCGGCGGCGGTATGGCCGATGCCCCAGGTCCAGACGCCGGCGCTGTCGAGATAGGGTGCGGGCACGATACCCTCGTGTTCCGCGATCTCGATGAGGCCGCGGGAAGAGATGGTCATGTCGGTCATGGGTGGTTCTCCTTAAAGAAAAAGCCCGCGCGACGCCGGCGGGTTGCAGGATTGCAGGGCAGGGGATCGCCCGCTGCGGATTGACCTGTTGCGGGACCTTCAGGTGCAGTCAGACCCCGAGGACCAGGAACAACAGGACGCCAAAGGTCAGGGTGACGACCCAGACCCTTGCCTCGCGGCGCAAGAGGCGCGGGAGGTCGCAGTTCTGCAGCAGTCGCGGAAGATCACGGTTGCGCATCGCTGCCTCCCTTGTCGCCGTCCTGCTTGTCGCGGTTCCCTTGGCCGACCTCCGCGCGCCGCGCGCGGAAGATGTCGATCAGCAGCCCCGAGATCGACATGCCGCCAATGCCGACGACGAAGGCGCTGAAGCCAGCGGTGTCGCCGCCGGGGGCCAGCCTGCCGATCACCGGCTCGAGGATGGGCGCGACCAGCGGCCCGAGATAGACCGCGCAGATTGCGCCCACGAGGAGCGACAAGATCCCGTCGCGCCAATGCTCCCGCAAGGTGACCCAGCGCACGATGCCGCCAAGAGCGCCAGCGAGGGCGGCTTTGCCCGGCTCGGTCCAGAGCCATGTCAGAATGTCCGGGCGATCACCCATGTCTCGTGTCCTTTGTTGTCGCGATGTTGGGCGTCAGGCTATCCGGAGCCAGATCGCGGTCGCGACGCTGGCGTTGATCTCACTGGCATCGAAGCCCCAGGTGGTGGGTGCCGCGGTCGCATAAGCGATGGTGCGCTGCAGGGTCTTGCGCGCGGTGGTGGCGGGGGCCCCGCCGTTGATGTCGGCAGTGCCGGAGGTCGACCAGACCGATACCGTGGCGGTGGAGGAGTGGCGCAGGCCGAACCAGTAAGTCCGCCCGGCCCGCAGGGTCAGGGAGGCCGCGATGCTGCGGATACCGAGCGTGCCGAGATCGAGATCGCCGGTTTCCAGGATCAGCTGATCGGGTCGGCCGTTTGCGTCCGCCGAATAAACGGCGATCTTGCCCAGCGCCCCGGCCACTTCAGAGGTGACGTTGATCGCCATCTGATCCACCACCAAGTCCGCCCCCGGAGCCCAGGGGAAGAGCCTGATCCGGCCCGCCGCCCCGGTCTGGGTGCCGGTGACCGCGCCCATGCTCGAGGTCATCACGTGCTCGCCGGTGGCGGGCACGAGGAAGGGCACCTGCCTGCTGCCGAGAGCGACAGTCTGGCCAGCGATCCGGGCGCGCAGCTGCGATGCCGTGGAATTGTACCAGAGCCAACCGTCCGAGGGAGAGCCAGGATCGGAAGCGAGCCCTGCCAGCGCGACCCCGACCGGGAACTGCACCCGCCCGCTCGCCCGGTCTGCGATGATCGCGTCGAGGAAGGTGGTGCCGTCCGCACTGACGCGCAGCCGCCAGTCATCCGTGCCCAGCAGACCCATTCGTGCCCGGGCCGAAAGCGCAGTCCGGAAGGCAAGGGCGGCGTCGTTCCCGGAGGCCGCCTTGTTCAACGCGACCTGGATCCCTGAACCGGCGTGGTTCAACAGGACGGCGGCCGCGTTGATCGCCAGCCGCGTCGTGCTGTCCGCGGTCGCCCCGCCAAGGGCCAGCGTCCCGGCAACAATATCGGTGGGGAGCACGACGACGGGATCCCAGGCCGAGCCGGTCCAGACGCGAAACATCTCCTCGGACGCGATCCAGACCAGCCAGCCCGGGCGCGGCACCAGGCGCAGCCAGGCGCCGTCGATCCAGAAGGCGATGTTCTCATCCCATCCTGCCCAGAGCCCTGTCGCCCCTGCCGCCACGAGGTGGCGGTCTCCATCGGCGGGGCTGGCGGGCGGCGCAGTGCGGATGCGGTCGAGGACCGAGAGCTGGACCAACCCGTCGAGAAGGCGCAGCGCCTCGTTGTGGGTGACATGCTTCTGGGACTGGGCGGCCAAAAGGTAAGGCAACCCGAGATGGGTTGTTGTGTCAGACATGGAGGTATCCTGAGGTTGAGGTCAGAACTGTAGGGTCACGGCGGCAGGCGTGCCGCGCCCGAGGCGGTTCGAGATCTGGAAGATGCGGATCGCGAGCGTGTCGCCGGGTCCGAGGGGTGCGCCCCAATCGGCGGTCTGGTCGGCTGCGGCATAGATCACAGACGTGGTGGTCGCCGTCAGAGTGCGCTTGACCGTTGCGCCGTCACGGATCTGGACGTCATAGCGCTCGATCTCTTCGGCCAGCGGCACCTCGACCTGTTCCCAGGCATCGGCGACGAGCGCACGGGAGCGCCGCGTCCAGCGGATCGTCAGGTCGCCGGGCACCCGGGCAGACCGCCATGGCTGTTCGACATGGACCGGCGCGAAGGGCACGAGCCCCTGTCCCTCGGGCGTGAAGCTGCGCGCGGTGTAGCTCGGATCGCTCACCGCCCGGGCCGCAGGACCAATGCGCCAGTTCCAGGGGATCCCGAGATCGGCCTCGGCGATGGGCAGTTGCGTCACGGCCGCATCCAGCACCACCACCCGTGCGCCTGCCGGGGTCGGGGTGCCCATCGCGGCCTCCGTCCCGCGCTGTCCACGCAAGAGCCGGGTCAAGCGATAGCGCCGCGGGGCGATCAGTTCGGCCGAGCCCGCCTGCACGATCTCCCAGACACCCGGTGCTGCTTCCACCGCCAGCGCATTGGCCCCGCCGAAGAGGGTGAGGTCGGTGACGCCTTCCAGCGTGCCGGATGCAAGATCGACGACGAGGGCATTGCCCATGTCGAACCGCGAGGTAGGCCCGGGTCCGAGATCGGCGGCTAGCGTGCCGATCCGAGCCCGGCGGCCGAAGATGGTCCTCAGGGCAAACCCATCGGTCGAGGGACTGCGGAACACGGCAATCTCGCCCGGCCACGGGATGGCGTGGGTGGCGATCAGCGGGCGATGCGCGGGTTGGTCCTCAGCGAGTTGCGGCAGATCGAGGAGAATGACCTGTGGCGCGCCGAAGACCACCGGGCGTGTCAGTGTCGTGGTGCGCGGCTGAGTGGGCGGCACTTCTCCAGCCGCCTGATCTTGGCGCACGGCCTCGATCCCGCGCGCGTCCGCATCGGCGATGGTGACCAGCCGGAGGTCCACCTCGCGTCCGTCATGCACGAGACTGATCACATCGGTTGGGTCGAGCGCCAGCCGCGATGGCGGCAGGCGGAAGCTCGCTGTCTCGCGGCCGGTCCAGGCTTCCATCAGCGCGCGGCGACAGCGGCGCTCGGCTTCCTCGGGCGGCACCGCGACGGGGAAGGTCTCAGAGGCAATCCGCGTCGTGTCGACGGTGATGCGGCGCGCCTCGACGAGGGCGGCGTCGTAATCCTCGTCGGCGCGGGCGACCTGCCACTTCAGGGCTTGCGGCAGCTCCGTCTCCTGCGCTCGGACCAGTTCCAGCACTTCGCCATCGCCTGACGCGCCGCCGATGTTCGGGGCCACAAGATCGTCATGGGTCAACGTCAGGGCTGCCGCCCGCCCGCGCATGACGAAGCGGATGCGGCCTTCGGTCTCGATTGCATCGAACCCGAAATGTCGCGCCAGCATGCTGATCGAGGTCCGGGGACTTTCCAGTGCCGAGATCACATAGCCTTCGACGGCACCCCAGAGACCCCCGACATCGATCCGGTCTTCCGGCATCCCGGCCCGCTGGCACAGGTGGCGCACGAGAGCAGCCAACGATACGGCACCCAGCCGTCCGGTCAGCCAATGCCCGGTACGCCAGTTCGTGCTGTCGGCCCAGACTTCGGTCAGTTCGGGAAAGAACGGATAGGGACGCGCGTCCCAAGACCAGGCGGCGGAATCCGCCAGGCGGACCATCCGGCCCACGTAGACCGAAGAGGCTGGATTGTTCGCCGACTTGCCCCACCAGGAATAGACGGCCTCGAGCGCCGCGCGCTGGATCGCATCATCGCGCCCACCCCGCGAGAAATGCGGCAGGCCACTGTCCGAAGACAGCGCATCGACGGGTGCATCGGGCTGGTTAGTGCCGCGGTCGATCGCGGGACACCCCAGTTGCGTGAACCGGATCGGCTTCGACTGCGGGGCCCAAGCCGTTGGTCCACCGCTTTCCACCCCGCCGGGTCGGTTGACGTGCTGGTTCGACCACCACGCCTGCAGGTCCTTGGGCCGGAAGACCCACGGCTTGCCATGGGCGGCATCCGTAATCGGGGTGCGGACCTGCGCGTTGCGGTTGGCTGTGCTGGCATAGCGCCAGTCGAAACCCTCGCCACCCGCGATGTTGGCCTGCAGATAGCTGCGGTCGTAGATCGCGGGCCAGCCCCCGGGCGGTGGGGTGATAACCCCGATAGGGTCAGCCGAGATGGCGTCGAGATGATCAATCCCGTCCCGCCAGTCCGACAGCGGAAACCATGCGTCGATCCCGATGAAATCCACCGCGTCATCCACCCAGAGCGGATCGAGATGGAAGAAGACATCCCCGCTGCCATCCTGCGGCTGATGCCCGAAATACTCCGTCCAGTCCGCCGCATAGCTGATCTGTGTCTCGGTCCCGAGGATCGTCCGGACATCGCCCGCGAGGGTCCGGAGCGCAGTGACGGCGGGATAGGTGCTCGCCCCGGAGCGGATCGTGGTCAGCCCGCGCAGCCCGCTGCCGATGAGGAAGGCATTCACGCCACCGGCCGCCTCGCAGAGATGGGCATAGTGCAGCACCATCCGGCGTAGACCCCAGTCACCGGAGGGTCCGTCCCAGCTGACGGTCTCGCCGCTGACATCGAAGTCGCCGGGAGCCGCCCCACCGAAGAACGCCGTGACCTGCGTGGCGGCTGCACCGGTCTTGTCCACCGTTCCCGTGAAACCCGCCGCCGGGGAACAGGTGATGCGCGCCCGGGAGGGATACTTGGGCTGGCCTGTGGTCGCGGCATTCGCGCTGTAAGGGTTCGGCAGGCCGTTTCCCGGCGGCACGTCCATCAGCACCAGCGGCAGCAGCGTGACGCGCAACCCGCGCGCCTTCAGCTCCCGGATCGCCTGCACCACCGCGAAATCCGCGGGTGTCCCGCCGAAGACCGGGCGGTCGCCGCTGTCACGACTGATCAGATGCGCGGTCCCCCGGCCGACGCCGTTCACAACCCAAGAAACCGGTGTGGTGATCTTCGCGTTCACTTCGACACCGGGCCTGATCGTGCAGGACCCCGCGCGGAGATCGTCGCCGAACCACGGCACCACAAGCGTCACACCTTCGACTGCCGGGACCATCGCCTGCAGCTGGTCGAGGGCGACAATAAAGTCGGGCGTGTCGGGGAGAGCGGTCAGGTTCTCCGGGACCGTCTCGCCGCTGCTGCCTGAGCGGATCGCTTGCGTCGCGAGACCGAACTCGCCGCCGGGGAGCAGGGTGACGGCCTTGACCAGCCCCTCGGCGGTGTCGGGATCGGCCAGCGGGCGGAACACCTCGAAGGAGAGCTGCGGCAGGCGGTTGCCGTAGCGCGACAGCGCCAGATCCTCGAATATGACATAGGCCGTGCCGCGATAGGCAGGAGTGTTCCCGGTGCCCATCGTCGCGGCGATGAAGGGATCGGGGGTCTGCGCCTCGTCGCCCGGATACCAGCGCCAGGTCACGCCGGTAATGTCCATCGGCTTGCTGTCCGCCCAGATGCGGCCGATGCCGGTGATCGGGCCCTCGCAGAGCGCCACCGCGAAGGAGGCGTAGTAGAGGTATTCCGTGGTGGTGACAGACCCGCCGCCGCCACCCTTGCCGCCACCTTGGCTGGTGGTCTTCGTCTCCTCGCGGAAATCGGTGGCCCAGATGATGTTGCCGCCAAGGCGCATCCGGCCGTAAAGCCGCGGGATCACCGCGCCTTCGGTTGCCGAGGTGATGCGCAGGGTGTCGAGCCTTGCGCCCTCGATCCGCTGGGCCGGGGCCAGCGAGGACACGATCCAGCTGTCGACGACCGACCCCACGGCCGAGCCGATGAAACCGCCGATCGTGGCGGCGCCGACGCCGAGGATCGTGCCGCCGATACTGCCGCCGATGGCAGTGCCGACAGCACCTAGGACCAGGGTAGCCATGGTGAACTCTCAGCGTTGGGGGAAGAGGAAGGCGAAGGCGATGCGCCGTCGCCAGGTCAGGGTCAGCGGTTCCTCGATGACGCCGAGCCGCTCATAGGCGTGGATGAAACTGGCGGGCCCCGTCAGGATGCCAACATGCTTGGCGATGGCGCCCGGCCGCATGCGGAATAGGACCAACGCACCGGGTGGGGGATCGCTTGCGGTAACCTCCACCATCATGCGTCGTGCGCCTTCGGCCAGAACCTCGCGCGGACCAGTCTCGCCCCAATCCCGGCTGTAGGGTGGGATCGGGAAGGGTTCGGGCCCGAACACCTCGCGCCAGACCCCGCGCGCGAGACCGAGGCAGTCGCAGCCCACACCCTTGAGACTGGCTTGGTCGTGGTAGGGCGTGCCCAGCCAGGACCGCGCAATGGCGATGACCAGAGTAGGGTCGACGACGGCACTCACCTCTTCAGGATGAGCGGCCTTCACAGCACCGCCCCCTGATGCCCGCCATCCTTGGTGGCATAACGCAGCACGGCATCTTGGCCGGGAATGTGCGGGAACCCCCTGAAGTTCGCGACATTGGCGAACTTCGCCGCGCAGGTCTCGATGCGCTTGTCGCATCCTGCGCGGATGGTGAAGGCTGCAGCAACGGCGATGGCCCGCACCGGCGGTTCCAGGAGAGTCAGCACCACCGCGCCAGCCGCAACGTCATGCGCCAGCACCTCGGCCTGCCGCCCGGCATTGGCCCCACTGGTCCAGTGCAGCGTGCCGGAGGCGAACCAGCCGGGATCGAATGCGCCAAGCCCTGAGGCGGTGAAGGCCCGATCATGCTGGAGGGCGGTGACCGCGCCGGTGCCCTTGAGCGCCGGTGCCTCGATGTTGACTCCGCAGCGCGCATCGCCCAGCGCCGCGTCACAACTGGCCTGGAACGTCCGCCCGACTGTTTGGCCAAGGACATGGGCCAGCGACCGCACCTCGGCGACGAAGGCCAGCCGTCCGCGCCGGATCTGGCCGATGGCGCCGCGCCGCATCAGAACGCGCTGACCCGTCGCTCGCCAGTTCACCCGCCAGACCTCGACGGCGGCATTGTCCCAGCGACCGTCGAGAATGTCGGTCTCTGTGATGCGATCAGAGGACAGCACCCCTTGGGCATCTTGCGCATCGACCGCGAGGTCCGACCCGGAGCGGACTTCGGACGCCGAAAACCCGCTTTCAGGATCGAAGGTGGTGCCGTCGAAGCTGAGCGGCTCATCATGATCGGTGAAGCCGAAGCTGACCCCGTCAGCGCGGGTGATCCGCCAGCACCAGGCCAGCGTCGTGGTGCCATCGTCGAGATGCGCCTGCAGGGCGGGAGAGAGCGACTTCATGGTCTGACCTCGATCATGGCAGCAGTCCTCACGCCGGGACCAGCGTGACGGTGACGCCGGTGGCATCGACGACCGGCGTGTAGCCCGCATGGGTGACGGTCAGCGCGCCGGAACAGGTGCCGACAGTGCGCAGCACATGCTTGGTCGTGGCCTCGAGATCGTCGATCCGGATGCTGCCGCTGATCCCGGTTACCCGGGTGGCGGAGATGCCGCGCTGGCCACCTCGCTGGAAGCAATTCGCGAAGGTGAGACCGGTGACGTCCTCGAAGTACCAGGCGTAGTGGAAGGTCTGGGTCCGGATGGCCTCGAGGCGGACCCGGCGCAGGGTCAGGTCCTCGATCCGGAACAGGCGGAAGTTCAGGATGCCCCCGACATTGGCCGTGCCCACCCCCGAGCCGCCGACCGTCCAGTCCTCAAGCGTCAGGCGCTTGACGTGGATGCTGTCCGAGGTGTTGTCCACTTCGCTCAGCCGGTCGCGGATATTGTCGGCACTGACATTGCGGATGATGATATCTGTCGAGAAGAGCGCCGGATGCCGGTCGTTCTTGGCGATGGCCAGTACCCGGTCGACATCGTCGCAGTCGAGACCGTCCACGGTGACGTTGCGCGAGCCCGGCACGATGTTGATCGCATTGCCCCGGTAGCCGGTGACGGTGTTGTTCAGGACCTGGATGTCCTCGTCGAACCAGAAGCGGTTATTGCCGATCCGGATCGCATCGGGCAGATCGCCAAGGTCGGGCGAGAGCAGGAGCCCGTCATTGCTGATCGTGTTGTTGCGGATGATGACACCCTTGTTCCAGCTGCCATGGGTGTCGAGGCTGCTCGAGGTGTCGTCGCGCACCGTGTTCCATTCGACGATGCAGCCGTCCGTCGTGCTCCAGAGCTCGATGCTGTGGCGGCACTTCTCGATGTCGCAGCGCGACACGACGGAGTTCCGCTCCCCGCGGCGCAGGGACACGCCATAGCCTTCACCCGCCTCGATGCTGCCGCCCCGCCCGATGGTGAGGCGCGTGATCGTGTTCCCCGCGCCGGTATCGGACCGCACCGCCTGGCCGATCCGGCGATGCGTGAGGGCCCGGGCGGCGTCCTTGTCGAACAGCGCATCGCTGATCGTGCTGTTCACGCAGTAGCGCGCCCAGATGTACTGGTGCTCCCAGGCCTCGGCTGCAGACCCATCCTGCTGGCCGACATAGCGCCCGCCCTTCAGGGTGGCATTCTCGATCGGGTCGACCTTCACGCAGGCAGCGTTCCAGGCGGTCAGCTTGTTCTTGCCGAGGGGCTCGGCCAGCGTCAGCGTGTTGCCCGACTTGGCGGTGATGCGATGGATCTCCTCGTTGATGATGATGTCGCCAAAGGGCTCGGTCGGATCGAGCAGCACGCCCAGCGTCGCCGCAAACTGGTTGCCGGTGGGCGTGGGCAGTTCCGAGGTCGAGAGATAGACCCAGTCGCCGACAGAGAGACCGCTGGCATCGACAAGGGTCACTTGCGTGGCCCCCGTGGCGGCATTGGCAGAAAGAAGCGAGCCGACCAGCAGCGTCACAGTCGACGGGTCCTCGGTCTCGCCGGGAAAGTCGAGCGGGTTTGAAACGGCGACCGAGATGGTCAGCGGGCGCGACAGGGTCAGAACCCGGCCGGAAATGCTTTCGATGTAGATGATCTCCCGGCTCTCGGCGGGGTGGTAATCCGGGGCGGTGGCATTGGTGCGCACCACGGCGATGGACCCCGGACCGACGGTCGCCAGAAACGCGGTGGTGTCCGCATCGTCCTTCAGGGTCAGCGTCGTCGCGCCGATGGCAGCGGCAACACCGACCGAGGGCGGCGAGACCGAGGGGGCTTCGACGACATCACCCCAGAGGTGGAATTGGCCCCAATAGGTTCCGGTCTTGCCGCGCTCGACCACGGTGTCGGCGAGGTCCAGCGTCCAGTTCCGAAGCACCGAGCGCGGCGGCGGCTGCATCCGACCGCGCAGGTGCATCGTGCCTGTCGGGCTCTCGAGGAGGATAGTCGCGCCGTCAGACTGAAGGGTGGGCAGCACGCTCCGCATGAAGAACTCGAGCGGCACTTCGGCAGGCTGACCGGTGCTGGTGCCCCAGCCGGTCCAGTTGGCTCCCCCGGCAATACTGCGGTGATCCGCGAAGACGTCGGTCCAGGTGAAGATGGTGGGTGCGGGCGGTTCCGGGTCCGGGGGAGGCAGCGCAGGTCCTCGCTGCCGGATCTCGATCAGTGGGATTGAGGTGATCGAGCCCAGCCGTTCGACATCGAGTGTGACATCCAGCAGATCGGTGTCGAACCGGACCGGTACGTCAAACTGGAAACCTGCGCGGACAACGACGCCGTTCGCGGGCGCGGTGGCAAAGGTCACGACGCCTGTCGCGGCATCGAGCGTCCAGCCTGAGGTCTGCTCTGTAAGGCCCAGCGCAATGCGCACAGTACCGGCAACCGGTCGGGCGATCGTCCGGACCCATGTCTGCCCCCCCGATGTATAGCGCTTCACCAGCTGAAACGCGGTGATGACCCCGTTCCCGGTGCCGATCGACTGATCGAGCGGGGTGACGGTCTGCGACGGCAGGCAGGACTTGTAATCCGCCCAGTCCTTGAAGCGGAAGCCGTGCAGGCGGCCGTTGCGGGCTTCAAAGAAGGCAACGACCGCTGCCAGATCGTCCGCGCGGCGGATGCCATAGGCCACATCATAGCGCCGCCGCGAGTTCGCCCAGCTGGCGTTGCGTTCCTCGTCGCCCGAGGCCAGCGTCACGATCTGCGTGCGCCGCTCCGGCCCGCCGCGCGCGCCACGGCTGATGTTGTCGGGAAACCGGATGTCGTGAAACGCCATGGGTTCGGACCTCACATGCCCCGGCGGCCCAGCGACACCGCGCGGGCGATGTCGGCGGCGACCTGCGTGCGGGATTGCCGGAAGCTCTCGGCATCGCGTGCCATGATCGTGACGTTGACAGTCGAGGCACTGGACTGGTCGTAACCTGCAGCCTCGCGCCGCGACAGAACACGTTCGCCCCGCTGCAGGATCGCAGGAACCTCGTCAGGCCGCAGCCCGGCCCAGCCACCGCTGTGCATCCGGGGGGCGCCCGCGAAGGCCAAGGCGGGGACCATACGACCCGGGCCCGGCGTTCCGACTGTCCCGCCCGCGTGCAGGATGTTGGCGAAGATCCCGCCTGATCCGCCCAGCGCGCCAGACAGGGCTCCGGCGATCGGCCCCAGGATGAACCGCCGCGCGGCCAGTTGCGCCAGATCGGCGATCATCGACGTCACCAGATCCCGGAAGTCGAGCTTGCCGGTCTTCACGAAGTCACCCACCGCCCGCTCGGCCGAAGTGAAGGCCCCGACCAGCGTCTGGCCGATATCGCCGCCGATGTCGCGGGCCTTCGTCGCATAGTCGGCCAGCGCCGCCGTCACGGCAGCCCAGCCAGTCAGCGCTTGTTCCGAGCCTTCGGCCGCCGCAGCCCCGGCATCGCGCGCTGCTGCCCCGGCGCCGGTCGCGGCGGCGGCTGTCTCGTCCAGTTCCAGACCCAGCGCATCCGCCGAGGCAGCGGCATCCGCCAGTGCGGCCTCAGCCTCCGCCCCGGTCCCGGTCACCGCATCACGCAGCGCCTGCCAGCTGGCGAGCGGTCGTCCAGTCGCATCGGCCAGCAAGCCTGCGGCCTCGCGATAACCGTCGGCCCGGGCGCGGGCATCGGCGGCCATCGCGCCAAGCCCGAGGTCGGGCGGTGCGAGGTAGGTCTGCGACAGCGCCGCCGAGAAGGCTTCCGCCGCAGCTGTTCCTGCTGCCGCAGCCGACCCCTCAAACGGGTTGTCGATCCGGCCCAGAGTCAGCGGGTCGAGCGTGCCGATCCGGACACCTCCTTCGCCCACCGCCCAGTCCGGCAGAAGGTCGAGCGCCGCGTTCAACCCGTTGATGAACCCGTTGATGCGGGTGACGACACCGTTCAGCATCGCTTCGACGCCCGAGATCAGTCCGTTTGCAGCCTGAAAGGCAAAGTCCCCGATGGCACCGGGCAAACTGCCCCAGATCGCCACGGCGGCATCAAAGGCCCCCTGAAACACCGCCGCTGTCCGGTCCCCAAAACTGACGACACCGGCGATGGTGCCTTCCAGCGCAGAAAGTCCGGCCGCCTTCAGACCCTCCCAGCCAGCGGCCATGTTGGCGAAGGCAGCGTCGAGCGACAGGCTGATACGGGACCAGACCTCCTTGGCCAGATCGCCGAGCAACCGGAAGGCTTCGCCTACACCGCCGACCCGCTCCACCAGCCGGGTGAACTGGTAGACCAGTTCCCCCGCACCCACGATCAGTGCGCCGATCCCGGTCCGGATCAGTGCCCCGCGCAGGAAGACCAGTGCGGTGGCCAGACCGCGCACCGAAAGGGCTGCAACCGCCATGCCCGCGACCCAGCGCCCTGCCATGAAGGCGACGAAGGTTGCGGCATAGGTCGCGAGGCGGCCGAGGTTGTCGAACACCAAAGTGATGGCACCGCCGAGCGGCCCTGTCCCCCGCGCGACATCGGCCAGTGCGTTCGCCACCGTCTCCAGCGCCGGGGCGACGGCGGCGGTCAGGCGGTTGGTGAGGCCAAGCCAGATCTGGCTCAGCTTCGCTATTGCATCGCCGGTGCGTTCGATCTGGGCCGCATCCGCCGCGCTGACCGCCACCCCGAAATCCTGAACATCCTGAGCGGCCTCCCGCAGGGTGGCAGCGTCGATGCGAAGGAACGCGAGTGCCGCCCGGTCACCGAAGAGGTCAGACGCCACCGCCGCGCGCTCGGCCTCGGGGACATAGCGGGCCAAGGCATCCTGGATGGCCACGATGCGCTGGTCGAGCGGCATCGCCTGCAGTTCGGCCGCCGTCAGGTTCAGGCGCTGCAGGGCGCCGACGGCCGAGCCAGACCCAGCGGCGGCTTCCGACAGCCGCGTGGTCAGCTTCTTCGTGGCCTGTTCGATCTCGCCCATCGAGACACCGGCCAGCTCTCCTGCCCATGTCAGCACCTGCAGGCTTTCGACGGTGGTCCGTAGCGAGGCGGCCATGTCGGCCTGCGCGCCGATGACATCCAGGCCCGAGCGCACCATCGCCACGCCCGTGGCCACGGCTGCTGCCGTCACGGCCGCCAATGCGATCCCGGCTTTGCGGGCGAACGCGCCAAGCCGCGAATTGGCAAGCTCCATCTCGGAGGACAGGCGGCCAAACCCGCGCGTGCCCGCCTCGCCGATGCCTTCCAGTTCCGCGCGCACCTGGCGGCCGCCTTCGGCGACAAGGCGGACGGAGACGCGTTTCTCGGCCATGGGTCAGGAACTTTCCATCTGTTCGTTGAGCTTGCGCACCATCGCAGCCTCGATCTCGGGGAGCAGTTCGGCGGCGATGAGGGGGTCGATGCCCAGCGCATCGGCTAGCGCCAGCGCCGCGCCCATGTCCCAGCCGAGCACGGCGCCAGGGACCACACGCAATTGCCCGCCAAGACGGCTGACGAGATCCCAGATCTGCCAGCCTTCCATCGTCTGCGGGCGGTTCAGTCGAGCGGGGCAGTCGGGGCAGCGGCCGCCGGGGCCCTCGCAGGGTTCGCAGGCCGCGCAGTACCTGTCGCCCCCGCCGAAGGACCAGTCGGCAAGGGCGCGGAGACGTTTTTTTCCGCATCCAGCAGCAGGCCCTTGGCGACGTACCGGGTCTGGAACGCCTCGAAGACCGGCCAGATGTTCAGAAGCGCATCGATGCCCTCGGGCGTGACCGGGACGGCATCGCCTGCGTCATCGCCAACACCCTCCCAGTCCAGCACGGCACGCCGGGCGACAGCTTTCGCCATGGCCAGCGCCAGTTCCTCCTGCGTGGCGGTGTCCGGCAGCGCCTCGATCACCGGGTCGGCGCGGGCCGAGACCATCAACGCGGTGGTCAGAGGTGCCACATGCAGGCGGAGGCCGGGGGCGAGTTCCAGCCAGTCAGGGGATGCGGTCAGGTTCAGCCGGATCATCAATAGGCCTCCACGTCGTTGATCAGGGTGGCGGTGCACATGCGGCCGAGGGTGTTGTCGCGCGCGGCCTGCCAGTCGAAGGTCGCCTGCACACCCTGTGGCCCGGAAACCTCGATCCGGGGACGCGGCAGGTAGACGGCGTGCACCTTGAAAGCGAAGCTCTCGCCCGAGGGCAGGCTGTAGCCGAACTCCAGCTCGCAGGGATCGCCATTGATCGCCTGCGTCACCAGCGTCTGGTCGGCGAAGCGCACCTCGATCCGCCCGGTCAGCGCGGCGATGGAGGGATCCGCGCCATCGATGCGACCGTCACCCCGGATCGTCTCGATCCGGTCGAGGTTGTTGGCATAGGTGATCTCAGCCGAGACCACGTTACCCAGTGCCGAGCCGTTGCGGGTAATGGCCCCGTTGAAATGGCCGAAGCGCTGCAACTCAATGGCGGCGGGCGTGCCAACGCTCGAGGTCGGCCCCACGGTCTCGCCCTGCGCCACAAGCCGTGCCGTCGCTGTCAGCAGACCCGACCGCTGCATCTGCCAGGACAGCTGGTCCAGCACGCAGCCGGTGTACATCGCGTATCGCGGCACCTCTGGCATGCCGGTCTCGATCGCCATCGAGGGCAGCGACCAGTTCCCCGACTGGAACGCATGGGTGTAGGGCGCATCCGCGCCGGTGGTCACTGGATCCCCGAACGCCGCCTTCAGCCAGAAACCGAAGGCCGCCACATCGATCGGCACCACAACATCGCCGTCCGCCGTCACTGCGTCCTTGATCGGGGCGAGCGGATCGCGGCCGTAGCCAAGAAGCTCGCTGTTCAAGAGCGGCTGTTCTGATCCCAGCGAGGTGCTGGCAAAGGGTACCCGCGTGAAGCCGCCCGAGGGCGACGTGCCATAGGTATTCTCGAACGCAAGCGCCATTTGCGCCCGCGCGCCTTGTGCGCGTGCCATATCTCAACTCCTGTCGTGTGTGGGGATCAGCCGAGCTGGTCGACCGTGGTGTAGTGCAGAACGACGGTAATCACCGCCGCCTTCAGGCTGGCCGCACCTTCGACCGGCAGATCAACAGGGCGCGGCGCCTCTGCTTCGAGCCAGTCGCAGAGGCCGCCGAGTGTGCGGTCGGCCGCAATCGCTGCGCCGACGCTAGCACACAGGGTGTCGAAGGCGACGTCACGGGAGGCCCCCTGCACCACGGCCTCGATCTCGGCTCGGTGCTGGTAGTGGTAGCGGAGCGGCGACAGCGTGACTTCGGGCTCCCCCGGTTCGCCGTCGCGCAGGATCAGCAGGCCAGCCGCAGGCACGCGTTCAGGCAGCACGTCACCGCGCAGGGCGGTGGCGGCCAGCGCCGAAAGCCGCGCGTGCAGCGCGGAGAGAATGGTTTCGCGGGGAGTGGGCATCTTTGGTCCGTTCCAACGGAAAAAGCCGATAGCCGCGATGCCCCTGAAACACTGGGCGGCGCTCGTCCCGCGGCATGATAGGCAGATCGTCAGATCTGGTTGAGCCTGCTGCTTTTCATGGGGATTTCGAACATCGCCCCGCCGCCGACCAGGTCGGCTTGGATTTCGATGGTTTCCCATAACGCCATCAGGCGTTCCATCTGCTTGGTCAGTTTGGCCTTCTGCAGCCCAGGCGCAAGGAAGAAACCTACCAGTTTCGAACTCTTGAATGCTTGTTGTTCAGCTTTGTTCTTCGTGATCCGGCGGTCCGCTGAGATGATGACCCAATGCCCCTCGGCGTTCAAAGCCCCGATCCATTCGGTGTCCTTGACTGCGGACCCGAACTTTTCTCTCAGGTGAACGACCTCATGTTTTCCAGCAAAGAGAGCTGCAAGTGCTTTCGCCATGGCCGGAGGCAGGTTTTCATCAACCATTACCTTCAAGCGGCCATCAGCTCCTCATGGAACCTGACGGCATCCTGGACCACCGACTTTTCAACTTCGTACATCGCCGCTACGCGAGACACGGAGCCTTCGGCCTTGACGGATTCCGCCAAGACAATCGTTGGGACACCGGATGCGGACGCAACCGGCTGGCCGAAGGATCGTGTGGGGTCGACGACGATGCTGTCCTTCCCCCGATACGGCCGCCACCGCGTTACGATGTCACCCTCGAGATCCAGATCCTTGAAGCTCTGCTCGACAGCCTGCTTGAAGACATACTGCTTGGCCTTGAGATCAAGCAACTTAGGCTCGTCCGAAGCATCAAGGCTCTCGAGGAAGATCGTGCGTCCATCGGTCCGGAAACGACCAGACGAAAAGGGGCGATCCGTTTGCATGCACTGCCGAGCATATTCGAGGCAGTTCCGAACAGCCTTCAGCCCAATCCCATTGTCGAGGAAGGCCCGCACGAAACGGAGTTCAATGAGATCGCGAAAGCTCAGCTCGATTTCATCGTCAATCTTGGGGATGTCTGGTTTCCAGAGGGGCGCAACATGCTGGATTTCGTCATTTTTCTTGTAATCATAACCATCCAGCCACCGCCGCAGTGTCCGCGGTGGTGCCTTTAGAAGCTGCGCAGCATCGGCCACAGAGTACAGGCCGACCCCAACGAACTGGTGGATGGGCATGTGTCGGTTCATCGTTTCAGGTTGTAGCGACGCGGTCGCGGGAAGCAACAGGAATGCTTGGACAAGGCGGTGCTGAGCTGAAGGTCAGACGGACTACCTCGCGATCAGCTCGATGCCGACCTAGGGACCGGCACCCTCCCACTTTGCCACGATCAGCCCCGGAACACTGTCCACCGCCCGCTCGGCATCCCGCGCTAAATCCAGCCGCTTCGGTAGCCTGACCTGTGGGACGAGCAGGAAGATCGGCGCAGTCACAACGCCCCGGCCGGTTTTCGACCGGGATGCCACGGCGCGTCCCTTGCTGTTCAGCCGCCCCTCGGCCACCAGCAGGCTCGGTCCCCGGCGACGGTAGACGAACCGCAGCGTGAGGCCCGTCCGTCGTTCCCAATCGCCGGGGGTGATCCGTCCCCCGCGCGTGGACTTGCCTGCAGCCTCGGTCGGGATCGCCAGCCAGAACCCGTCCCGCGCCCTGATCAGCGGCCCACTGTCATGAGCGTTGATGATGACCGGTGCCTTCGACCAGACCAGCGTCGCGGCATTCAGGCTTTCGCCCGATTTCGGGAAGCTGACGAGGCGGATCGAGTTGCTGAGGCGCTGCCCAAGCCCAGCACCGGTGATCTGGCCCCGCCAAGCAGTTTTCAGGCCGGCCCCGGCCTCGCGCATGGCGGTCGTGACGGCCTTCTCACCGGCGCGGACTTCGGCCGCCATCAGCGCGGCGATGTCCGGGCTGATCTCGATCTTCAGTTTCATCGCGGTCACGCGGGCCTGAGGTCGAGCGTCCAGACCAGCCGCTCGCGGTCGCGTACCGGTTCGCCCTGGATGAGGAAGGCATCGCCATCGATCTCGATCCGGTCGCCGGGACGGGGGCTCGGAACCTCGGCCACGCGCAGATCGACGCGCGTGGTTTCCGACCAGAGCCGTGCATCGCCGAAACCGGTGATCTCGTCCGCACGGCGCATGACCACGCGGACGATGACCGGCGCGCCACCATCGGCGGTGTAGAAGGCGTCGCGCGCAATGGCGGGATCGGCGAAGAGGTTGTCGATGGCGGCGGAGAAGATGGACATGGCCGGTTCCTGCTACTGTTCTTGTCCCTGTCAGTTCGAGCTGTGCAGCCGGATCGCCAGCCGGGGGCGCTTGTTGACCGGCAAGATAGAGGCTTCGGTCATCAGATCGATCCAGCGGCCCTTGGCATCCATCATCTGGCGGGCATAGAGCGGCAGGCCGACGGTATTGGCGGTCTCCAAGAGGTTTGCCGGCCCGCCATAGGTGGTGAAGGTGTCGAAGGTGCCGAGCGGAAAGGCGATCCCCTCGCCGGCCGGTATCAGCCGTTCCGCTGTTCCGTTCGAAAGCGTGACCGACCCATTGTACTCCTCGAACAGAACGCCCGCGAAAGGGAAAGCGCGACGCATGTCCTCGCGGAGCGGCTGACCGCCCGTGGCGGAGAAGAACTTGTAGGCTTCTTCCGTCTTGGGGTGGCTGATCAGCTTGTCGAAGAACTCGGAGCTGACCAGCGCATGGGCGGTGGTCATCGTCTCGCCGAGGAGATTGTCCTCGATGGCGCGCAGCGTGGTGCGGACCTTGCCCTGGATGTTGGTCCCGGCAGTGCCGAAGACGAAGTCGACGGAGATCTGGGCGAGGTCGAATTCGGTGAAGTAGTTGTAGAGGGTGGTGCCTGCGCCATCCTTCACGATGCCGCGCAGCGCATTCATCTCCATGTATTCCCGGGTCTGGGCATGCTTGCGCCGCATCAGGGTGAGCTTGCGGTTCATCACATCGACCAGCGGATCGGCGGCATCCGAGACGCCCAGCGCGGGCATCCCCTGGATGTCGGCGGGCAGGATGACATCGTCATGCGGAATCCAGGGCAGGGCGAAGGAGCGCATGGCACGGGCCTCGCGGTTGCCGACGGTCGCAGGGGCGCCGAGCGGGACCGAGGGCAGGAGGCTCAGCACCCCCGCCCGCTGTTCGATGACGATGGAGCGCTGGGTGACGCCTTCGAAGCGGAAGAGGCCGATCTGGCCGAGGCGGGTGTAGAGGTTGGGCAGGATATTGATGGCCTGCGTCATCTCGGCGAGCGAATAGCCGCCCGCGTCGAACGGGTTGCGGGTGATGGTCATGGGGAACTCCGGGGAATGAGGGGGTGGGGTGGTGGTACCCGGCAAAGGCCGTCAGCCGCCGCTGGCAAGGCGGACAGGACCCGGCTGCCGGGCTCGGGGAGTGAGGCGCGGGTCCTGAGGATCAGGCGGTGTTGCGCGCGATGATGCCTGCGGCGGCCAACTGGCCGATCTTGGTGGTGATCTTGCCCCCGTCATCGACCGTGGCGTCGTAGGCGAGGGCTGCACGGGACACGATGGCGGGGCCCCGCGCCAGCACGATGCCGGCGGCATCAGCGAGGGTGGCATCGACGGCATAGAGCAGGACGGCCGATGCCGTCTGCGCACCATCGCTGCCGCCGGAGGTGGCGAGCTTGTACTTGCCGCTGGCGGTGATGCGACCGAGCACGGAGCCCACGGGATAGGTCATGCCCTGCAGGAGGGTCACCTCCTCGCGGGTGTAGTTCGGGTTGACCTCGTATTTGAGGATGTCGCCCATGCTGGCGGGCTGGTGAAGGACGGTCATGGCTGGGTTCCTGTCTTAGGGGGGCAAAAGAAAACCCCCGCCGGAGAGGTGCGGCGGGGGATCAATCGGGCAGAGGCGTTTGGAGGTGGTCGTGGTCCGGTGCCGCGAGCAGCGTCAGCGGCGCTTTCCGTCGGCCGCCGCGCGCTTCGCGGCTGCAACAATCGGGCTTTCCTTTGTCTGCGGCAGGACGAGGGAGGGCGCTGCGACGACAATGTCGCGGGCATCCGCGGCAGCGCTGGCCCGATCGAGGACGAGGCGGCGCAAGGCCTCGGGCGTTGTGCCCTCGCGAAGCGCTTTCGCGGCATCGATGGCGACCCCGAGACGCCCGGCCTGCGCCGCGATCTCGGCAATCTCCGCCGCCGCCTCGCGCAACTGCGCCGAAAGCGCGGCCAGATTGCCCGGCTGTGCCGCTGCCACCGAGGGGGTAGGGGCCTCGGCGGGGGCAATGGCAGGTGGGGAAACTGCTGCAACTGCCTCAGAAGGGTTGGGCTGCGGCACCAGGTCATTTTCGGCGGCATCGGGTTCGCCGCTCTCTGCATCTGTTGCATCACTGCCGGGCTCATCGGATCTGTCATCCTGGTCTTGTTCGGTGGCCATGCATGCCTCCTGTCTGGGGTGGGGAAGGGATGCGCGTGGGACGCGCGGGGTTGAAAGTGCGCGAGGGAGGCGCTCCGCAGAAAGAGTCGAGCCGCGCGCGACGAGCTGCCGGAAGGCACCAAAGCCGCGCGCCAGATCGGTGACCTCGTCAGCGAGACCCGCCGCGATGGCATCCGTTCCGCGATAAGTCGCCGCCTCGGTCGCCATGGCAGCGTCGTGGCTCAGCCGATCGCCGCGCCCCGCAGCGACGGTCTCGGTGAAGAGGAAGCGCAGCACGTCGATCTCGCGCTGGATGTCGTCCCGGACCTTGGCGGGCAGCGGCGTGTAGGGATTGCCATCGACCTTGTGGCGACCGGAATGGATCAGCGTCACCCGCATGCCGTCCTGGTCAAGCTGACCGCTGAGATCTGCATGCATCACCACGACACCGATGCTGCCCACGGCCCCGGTGCGGGGCAGCAGGATGCGGTCGGCCTGGCTGGCCAACGCGTATCCCGCAGAGAAAGCGTGTTCCGCGACGAAGGCCCAGACCGGCTTCGCGGCCCGGGTTGCACGAATGCGATCGGCGAGGTCAAAGACTCCTGCGACCTCGCCCCCGAAGCTGTCGATTTCCAATGCGACGCCTTGTACGAGGGGGTCGTCCGCAGCCGCAGCGATCTGCGCCGCAATCCCCTCATAGCTGGTCTGGCCCGAGGACTGCCCGATCCAGGACCCGCGATGGATCAGTACCCCTGCGATCTCGATCACCGCAATGCCATCGACCACCGGATAGGGCGCGCTGCCCTGGAGACGACCTTCATCCAGCAGCCCGCCCGCCAAGATACTCGCGCGGGCGGGGAGGGAGGCAGTGCTTTCCGGCGTGTCAGTTCCCTCTGCCAGCTCGATTTGCCGCCCGAGGATCCGGGGCCCGAGGCCGGAGAGGAAGGCCATGGCCTTTGAGGGTTCGACCAGCAGCGGCGTGTTGAAGGCGCGCGTGGCAATGCGGGCGTGGAGCATCAGGATTGGTCCTCTTCCTCGCGCGGTCGATCTTCCGCGTCCTCGGCCTCGTCTTCCTCTGCACCGGCGTTTAGTCTTGCGGCCTCCCCCTCCGGCCCCGCCAGCGTCTGCACGCCCTGCGCAGGCGACCCCGGCCTGCGGAAGTCGAGGCCCAGCGCGCGTTCGCGGGCGCGCTCGGCGGCGATGTCGCGGTCGACCTGCTCGGCGTCATAGCCGCGCTCGGCGATGGCCTGCGTGCGGGATTTCAGGCCCGCCTCGATCTGCGCGATTTCGGCATTGGCGTCTTTCAGCGGGTCGACCCAGTCCCATTTCGTGGGAAGCCAGTCGGCGGCCAGAAGGCGCGACCGGTTGGCCTCATAGCCCGGCAGAACGAGTGCACCGGACAGCACGGCCGCATCCATCCAGCGGGCATAGACCGGGCGGCAAAGCTGCCAGACCATCACCGAATGCTGCCAGGCCGAGACGCGGCGGCGGAACTCGATCAGGGCGAGGCGCGAGTTCGAGAAGTTCCCCTTCACCATGTCATTGGCGAGATAGGGATAGGGAATGCCCAGCGCCGCCGAGATCTGCAGGAGCGTCCGGTACTGAAAGGGCTCGTAGGTGGCACCGCTGTCGGCAGGCTGGCCCACGGTGACATCCTCACCCGGATCGAGACGCACGATCTGGCCCGGGCTGATCTCCACTTCGGCGGGGTCTGCCTCATCCTCGGGAGGAGCGAGCGGGTTTTCCGGCGCGGGCGAGGTCACGAACATCGCATACATCGCCGCCACCTTCTTCCGGTCCAGTTCGGCATCGTCATACTGATCGAGGAGAAAGAGCTTTACGATCGCAGGGGCCAGCTTCGACACCCCGCGCAGCTGGCCACCCTCGACCGGGTCGATGACATGGATGACCTCGGTCGCCGGCACCCGCACGATATCGCCCGCCAGCCCCGGATCGGTGCTGTCGCCCGGATGGCGTCGCAGGAAGTGATAGGCCACGCGCCGGCCGATCCGGTCAAACTCGATCCCCTGTCGGATCGCATTGCCGCTGGCGGCCGTGCCGGTCTGTTCCAGCGGCAGCATCTCGGCGGGCAGCATCTGTAGCTGCAGGGGCACGCTCAGCCCATCATCCGCGCGGCGGGGCCGGATCCGAAAGAATACCTCACCCGCCATGAAGACCTCTCGGGCGGCGCGGCGCTGTAGCCCATAGAAGTCGGTCAGCCCCTCGGCATCGGCCTCGTCAGTCCAGGCGAGCCAAAGCCGCTGCAATTCCTCTTTGCGCGCCGGATCGCCGATCTTCGAGATCGGCTTGATCCCGTCGCCCACGGTATTGGCGGCCCAGCTTTCCACCGCATTCACGGCATAGCCGTTGTTGCGCACGAGCCAGCGGGCGCGGGCGGTGATGTCGGGGCCGCTGGCCGCGATCAGCGCGTTGACATGGGCGCGGGTCGCGCGGAACCCGCGCAGGCGACGATGATGCTGGCCCGCATCGAACCCTCCGATGAAGGCGCCGATGCGTTGCCGCCAGTTCAGGGTGCCGGACATCACAGGTCTCCCATCACAGATCCTTCACCGCGTAGGGGCGAAGGACCCGACGACCGGTTTTCTGCAAGGCCGCGATGCGCCGTTCGATGTCGGCAATCGCCGCCGCCAGTTCGGCATCCGTGCCATAGGTGACGGTCTTGCCGTCGTAGCTCACGCTGCGGGTGCCGCTGTAGCGCGCGGCCAGCAGCGCGCTGTGGCGGGTGGTCAACTCGTCGAGGGTCATCGGGGGCCTGTCATTCCATGTATTTGGGCGTGCTGATCTTCCAGCCGCGCCGTCGTGGGGCGGTGATCCGCCCGGCCTCGGGCGCGTCGGGTTTGTCAGGTGTCGCAAGCGGCGCGGTCGTCGCGACCGCAGCCACGGAGACAGCAGTTGCGGAAGTCTCCACTCCGGCCTGTTTCTCGAGCTGCCGCCACATCCGTTCGTCGAAGCGATCTGCCCCGAGAATCCACGCGGCCGCGCGGGCATAAATGCGGGCGTCGAGCGCCTCATTCCGCTCCCGCATCTTCTGCCATTCCTGCCGGGCATAACCGCGCCGGTCGCGGATCGTGACCAGCTGCTCGGCCACCAGCTGCTTCAGCCATTCGCTGTCGACCCAGTCGGGCAGGTGGACCGTCCCGGCGGGATCGGCCAGGCCCAGCGCGCGGTCCTCGTCGCTCGGCCGCTCGATGCGCAGATGCCGATAGGTCTCGGCCTTGAAGGTGGCGGTGGCCACCGTCCAGAGCCGGGCCCCGCGCTTGAGCTTCCGTCCGTTTACCGTGGCATCGACAAAGGTTGGCCCCGAGACCGGTGTCGCCCGGTTGAAGCCTTCCACCCCTTTGACCGGGGCGACCTGTGCGATCCCCTGCTTCCGCGCCCAGGCATAAACCGCCGCCGACTCGTAGCCCGTGTCGATGGCGAGCTTGGCCAGCGTCATGAATGCGCCGTGCTCATGCGCCCATGTTTGCCCCAAGATGGCTGTCAACTTATCCCAGCAGGCAGGATTGTCCGGCCCGCCCGGGATCACGATGTGATCGACAAGCCAGCTGGTCCCACCCCGGCCCCAGGCCCAGACATCAACCTCGAACCGGTCCTTCTGTACGTCGGCCCCGGCGGTCAGGAACAGCCCGCCTGCGGGGATCTGCGCCGGGAAGACCACGCGCCGGTCGGCCAGCCGCTGCCATTCCGGCGCCTCGCCTGACTCGATCCAGGTCTCGCCCAGCAGCGTGTTGCGCGCGGCGCGCAGCATCGCGTCGGAGCCCTGCGCCGCGAGCCAGTCCCGCGCGATCTGCTCCCAGCTTTTCCAGCCGATCGGCGAGTAAAGCGCCGAGAGGTGGAAGCCGATCGCTGCCGGATCGCTCGAGGTTGCCGTCGCCCGCCATTCGCCCTGCGCCAGCATCCCCGTCTTGTGGTGCTCAGCGATGGGGCGCTCGCAGCCTTCGCAATGATAGGCCGCTGTCTCGGGTTTCCCCTTCGCCCAGCGCAGCCGTTCGAACTGCAGCCATTGCATCGCGCCGCAATGGGGGCAGGGGACGAAATACCGCCGCTGGTCAGAAGCCTCGTATTCCCGCTCGATCCGGCTCAGCCCGCGGATCGTGGGCGTCGACACCATGAACACCTTGCGCCGGTGCGCGAACGTCGTGGTCCGGGCCTCGGCCAGCGTGACCGGATCGCCTTCCTCGTCGGCTGAGGCCGGATAGGCATCGACCTCGTCCAGAAACACATAGCGCGCGGGCATCGACCGCAGGCCTGTCGCGCTGTTCGCGCCGGTCAGCACGAGGATGCCGCCGGGGAATTCCTTCGACAGCATCGAATTGCCGGCGTCCCGCGACCGGGCCGGGCTGACCCGTTCCCGCAGTGCCGGGCTGTCGGCGATCAGCGGATCGAGCCGCCCCCGCGAGGTGCGCTTGGCCATTTCGACCGTCGGCAGAACCGCCAGCATCGGCCCCGGCGCATGGTGGATCACGAAGCCGATCCAGTTGTTCCCGGCCTCGGTCGCGCCGACCTGCGCGGCCTTCATGAAGCTGATGCGCTGCGCCGGATGGCTGGGCGAGAGCGCATCCATGATTGCCCGCAGATAGGGCGTGCGCGCGGTGCGATACCGCCCCGGCTCCGCCGAGGCACGTGACGACAGCCAACGATGCGCATCCGCCCATTCCGACACGGTGAGGTCCGGGTCGGGCCGGGTCCCCCGCCGCCAGGCGCGCAGGATGTCCTCGGCGCCCTCGAAGCCGAGGTCGAGGTCAGCCGTCAGGTCGAGGTGGGTCGGGCTGTGGTCATCATGATCACCCGAGCGAGACCCTGAGGTCTGCGAGGGCATCGAGCTGCTCTCGGACATGGGTTTCCAGCACCCTCTGCAGGATCGCAGTCTCGATCGTCACGGGTGTGCCCAATGCCTTCTCCATCTCTGCGGACAACTGTGCGGCCATCAGGGCCGCCACGCGGGTGGGCCAGGTCACCCAGACGTCGCGCTCTTGGCGGGCGAGCCGGAACACCAGCGTCTCGGCCCGCGCCCGATCCACCAGCACGCCCTTCTTCTTCTGGATCGCAAGCTGCTTGTCCTGCGCCTGGTAGACCGTCAGCGCCGTCCGGGCCTTCAGATAGGATGTGCTGTCCCCCGGGCCGGAGACCGCAGCGCCCTCGCCAGAACCACTGCCTCCACCTCCCATCCCGGCCAGGCCGCCCCGCGCGCGCAGCTGCTGATCGGGATCTGTCGCCGCACCCCGTCGCGCATCCGAGGCCGCGGCATTGATCGAGCCGTCCGGATAGACCACCAGCCGCCCAGTCTTGCGCGCCTTCTGCACCGCGCCGCGCGAGAGCCCGGAATGGGCGGCGTAGCTGCGCTCGGACATACCTTCCATGGTGCTGGTCTCATCCTCAACATATTGGAAATAAACGGGAAAGATCGCCTAATTCGGTTGATTACATTCCACGCCAGAGCGATTCTCGGGAACAGATCGGGAGTGCATTCCGCATGCCGGAGACCAAAAGGAGGACTGCCAATGGCCACACACTCCGGGACCACCCCGAAGCCCGCCCCGAACCCGGACGCCGCCCGCGACGCGCTGCTTCTGGAGATCGCCGAACGTCACCTGTTCCTCGACACCCTTGAGACCCGCATGTCCGACAGTCTCGATTTCCACGATCACGCCGTCTGGGCCGTCCGTTCTGCGCTGGAAGCCGCCTTCGAGGCTGGTCGCCGCGCGGCGTCTGCCACCCAGTCTCCTTCCTGAAAGGATCCCACCATGACCGTCTCCCCCAACTGCCTGCCCGAGGGCGACACCCTTGACGATTTGATCCGACGCAACTGCGCCATTGGCTTTGACCTGCGGTTCTGCCGCAGCGTCGCCGTCACGCCCGAGGATCGCGACACGGTCACCTGCGATCCGGGTGAGGCCGAGTTCGCCACGCTCTATGCCTTGACCGATCTCGGCGAGGCGATTGCCATCCACGATGTTCCGTTCTCGGGCGCCGGGGCTGACGAGGTCGCCGCCATCAGCCGCGCGCTCTTCGTGGCGCTCGTCAATGCCCGCCGCGATCCACCCGATGCCGCCCAGCGCCATGAGGCGGAACAGGCGGCGCTGACAGAGCCGGACCGGATTGCATGACCGATAGGGGGTATAAGTTCCCAAGGAACTGCGATGAAAAACCACTGATAACGATCAGAATTGCCTACGAGTCTTGCCCGATCAGAGCGATGATCACTGCGACAAGACGATGCAACTCACCGAAGGACGACCCCGCCATGTCCACCCGCCGCGCAACCGCTGATAATGCTGCCGCACTGGACGGCTTCCTCGCCGCCAAGCTTGAGATCGACGCCCTGCTCGCCCGCCTGCAGACCCTGAGCGACGAGCACTTCAACGCCTCTCCCGACGAGATCCATTGGGGCCATGTCGGCACCCTGAACCACTACCGAGCCCGGCTGCGCGAGATCACCGACATGGCCTTCGCCGAGGGCGAACACGCCGCCTGACGCGCGGACATTCCGACAGATCAACCTGCCCCGCCATGACTGCGGGGTCGGGGTCGTAGGACGGCCGCGATGGTCGCGGCCCGCCACCGGAGACGACCCCATGACACTTCTGCACGCCCAACCCTGCATCGTCCTGATTGACCGGGACGGCACTCTCGGCTGGCTCGGCCAGTTCCCCAACATCGCCACCGCCCGCGCCGCGATGGACGATTGGCTGGCCGCTGATGACCGCGACGCCGAGGACACGGCCTTCATCCTGCCCATCATCGGCTTCGGCCGCCCGGGTGCGTCAGTTGGCGCGGAGGGCTGACCATGACCCGCATGTCCGACACCCAATCCCTGATCCTCGCGCGCGCCGCTGCGCGGCCGGGCAACCTCGCCCTGCCGCTGCCCAATGGGCTGGCTGGTGCCGCCGCAAAGATGGTCGCGGGCAAGATGATCGCCCGCGGCTGGCTCGAGGAGGTCGAGGCCAACCTCCGTCAGGGTGAGCCGCTCTGGCGCGAAACCGGCGATGGTCACGGCACCACGCTGATCGCCACCGCCACCGGGCTCGAGGCCATCGGGATCGACCCGGTCGTCGCCAGCGCGGTCACCAGCGCACGGAAGACCAAACCGAAGCCCGAGGTTGCGCCGACTTCTGAGGCGACAGGCACCCCGAAGCCCATCACCATACGCGCGGGCACGAAGCAGGCGCAGATCATCGCCATGCTCCAGCGGCCCGAGGGTGCCACCATCGCCGAAATGGCGGAGGCGACCTCGTGGCAATCGCACACCGTCCGCGGTTCGCTCTCGGGGGCACTGAAGAAGAAGTTGGGCCTGCCCATCACCGCCGAAAAGGTTGAGGGCAGGGGGACGGTCTACAAGCTGGCCGCCTGAACCCTCGCAGATCTTCGAGTCATGTTGCCGCCGCCCTGACCGGGCGGCGGTCGTTCATTGCCAAGAGAGCAGGTCGCGGGCCGCCGCCTGCAGGATGTCTTGCGCCATGCGCGGTTCGCAGGTGTAGATCCCGCCCGGCTCTGGCTCTCCGACATTGTCCTCGAGCCACGCGCGCCCTTCGTCGGAGATCGGACGCAGGACGACGATGGTCCCGTGATCGTTGATCTCGATATGTTGCCAGCCGTCGGACATAGGAGAAGGCTAGGCGGTCAGGGCAGATGGTTCAACTGGATCCCGAAGTAGGCACTTTCCGCCTTTCGGGGATCCTTTTGCCTGGCCGCATCGCTCAGCCCGCCAATGGCCCAGACCATATGGGAGAGGATGCGCATCACCAGCTCCAGGTCAGAATGCGCGTGCTTGCGCTTCTCTCCGTTCAATTCGGTCTCCAGATGCGCATCGCCGTCCCGGCCAAAGGGATCGGCTGTGACGCCGACCAGGCCGTGGGCCAGTCGGTTCCTGAGTTCCAGCGCCTTCATAAGGCGGTCGCGCACCTCGTTGAGCAGTTCGCGATGTTCGAGGCGTTCTTCACAGACGGCGGCCTGTAGGCTTTCCCAACGCGCGATCTTCTGCGCCAGGGCATGCGCCCCGTTTCGGCTTTTCCCGTCGTCCAGTTGTTCGATGCGCTTCGTCAGCTCTCGTTCGATCGACGACCACAGGAACAGGATCGAGCCGACGCTCGCCTTCATTTCCACGAAGGAGACGGGACTGATGGCGGGGTCATCTTCCATTCGCAGGTCAGCTTCGAATTCCGTTCGCACCAAGTGCTTTATGGGCCAAGCCCTCGAAAGTTGAAAGCTAATCGCCTTGGACTCGGTTCGCCTTCCGCCCAGTCGCCATCTCCCACCGCCGGACGGCGACGTCGCAATAGACTGGGTCCAGTTCCACCGCGCAGCAGTGCCGCCCGGTGCGTTCCGCTGCGATCAACTGGGTACCGGAGCCGCAGAAGGGCTCGAACACCAGGTCGCCGGGGTCAGTGAAGGCCTCCAGCACTGCCTCGACTAGAGCCACCGGAAACACGGCAGGGTGCGATCCGGCGGCGCCGAGCCCGCCCTTGTGGCGCATGATGCGGAAGACAGAGTCGGGGATGCGGTGGCTCTGGATCGCATTGCCGAAGCCGGTCTTGCGATGGACCGTGCCATCGGCCCCGCGCAGCCCACCGCCGCCGAGGGTCTCGCCCGCGTGCTTGCTCTCGACCGTCTTGTTCGGCTTCCGGGGCTGGCGGTTGAAGTGGAAGATGAACTCGTGCGACGGCGCCAGCCGCCCATTCCAGTCCCCGGGCAGGCCCGGCCCCTGGTCCCACACATACCATCCGAACCGCCGCCAGCCCTGTGCGCGCATCCAGTCGACCCAGCCCTCCCAGTAGGGGATCCACTCGCCATCGCGGTGGACGAGGCCGAGGTTTACGAGCAGTTGGGCATCGGCGGTGACAGGTGCCGCGGCGAAGACGCCCTGCATCAGCGCATCCCAATCGCCGACCTTTTCCTTCGCCGCGCCATAGTCGCGCTGCTGGGCATAGGGCGGGGAGGTGAAGAGGAGCGAGGCCTGTGCCCCATACATCAGCCGGGCCACCACAACCGCGTCGGTCGCATCGCCGCAGATCAGCCGGTGGTCGCCCAGCGCCCAGATGTCGCCGGGCCGGGTGATCGGGTCGGCCGGGGCCTCGGGGATGGTGTCGGCGGTGTCATCATCGATGGGCGCGCGGTCGTCGGTGTCGTGCAGCAGGGCGTCCAGCTCGTCCTCGGGGATCCCGATCAGCCCGAGGTCGAAGTCCTCGGCCATCAGGCCTCGCAGTTCTTCCAGCAGCAGCGCCTCGTCCCACCCGCCCAGTTCGGTCAGCTTGTTGTCGGCGATCCGATAGGCGCGCCGTTGCGCCTGGGTCAGATGACCCAGCACGATGACCGGCGCCTCAGCCAGCCCCAGTTGCGCAGCGGCAAGGACGCGACCATGGCCCGCGATCATCTCCCCATCCGCGGCGACGAGGCAGGGAACGGTCCAGCCGAATTCCGCCATGCTGGCGGCGATCCTTGCCACCTGGTTGGCGTCATGGGTCTTGGCGTTGCGGGCATAGGGACGCAGGCGGGCGAGGGGCCAATGCTCGATCTGGCCGGGCAGGAGGGGCGCGTTCATGCCGCGAGCCGCTTGGCCTTGAGGACGGCAAACGTCTCACCGGTGTCCTCCAGCACGGCATCCTGGCCCGTGAACGACTGCCAGCGCTCGATGGCCACATCGACATAAGCCGGGTTCAACTCGACCCCGTAGCAGACACGGCCGGTGGTGTCGGCCGCGATCAGTGTGGTGCCGGATCCCATGAACGGTTCATAGACCGCCTGGCCGGGGCTGGAGTTGTTCAGGATGGGGCGCCGCATGCATTCGACCGGCTTCTGTGTGCCGTGCACGGTGTCGGCATCCTGATCCCGGTTGGCGATCTGCCACAGCGTCGTCTGCTTGCGGTCCCCGGCCCAATGCCCCTTGCCCTTGGCGCGCACCGCATACCAGCAGGGTTCGTGCTGCCAGTGATAGTCGCCACGGCTGAGGACCAGCCGGTCCTTGGCCCAGATGATCTGCGACCGGATCGCGAAACCTGCAACGGTCAGACTGTCCGCCACCGTCCCGGCGTGCAGCGCGCCATGCCAGACATAGGCGACGTCGCCGGGGAACAGGGCCCATGCCTCACGCCAGTCGGCTCGGTCGTCGTTCAGCACCTTGCCGGTGCGTTTGGTCTTGGCCGCGCCCGCCTGGTTGCGCCAGGAGGGATCGTACTCCACGCCATAGGGCGGGTCGGTGACCATCAGGAGCGGGCGCACATCACCCAACAACCGCCCGACCACGTCGGCCGAGGTGCTGTCGCCGCAGATCAGCCGATGCGCGCCCAGCTGCCAGAGGTCGCCCGGCACCGACACCGGCGTGACCGGCAGCTCCGGAACATCGTCCTCGCCCTCGACTGGACCATCCCCGCCCAGCGCCTCGGGATCCCGCAGCAGGGCGTCGAGGTCGTCGTCACTGATGCCCAGAAGAGTCAGGTCGAAGTCCTCGGCCAGCAGTCCCGCGATCTCGTCGCGCAACACGGCCTCGTCCCATTCGCCCAGTTCCGTCAGCTTGTTGTCGGCGATCCGGTAGGCCCGGCGTTCCGCTTCATCCAGATGGCTGAGCCGGATCACCGGCACTTCGGTCAGCCCGAGCATGGTGGCGGCCAGCACGCGGCCGTGGCCTGCGATCAACTCGCCATCGTCGGCGACCATGCAGGGCACGGTCCAGCCGAACTTCGCCATGCTGGCGGCGATCTTCGCCACCTGGTCGTCGCCATGCATCTTGGCATTGCGGGCATAGGGGCGCAGCCTGTCAATCGGCCAGGTTTCGATCTGGCTCGGCGCGAACACGAGGTCCAT